TTCTTGTTCTGCCCCCAAACTAGGAATATCTCTTGAAACTTTTCTGTAAAGTCCGTTAGGATTAAGTTCTACAATATCATCAATTGCTTGTTCATTAGCTAACTCTTGATCAGCTTCAGACAATTCATATGAACTTACAACCACTCTAGCCAAGTAGGATAGAGTGTGGTACTCGGCTGCTGTGTCATATGCAAACCAAGCCCTAAAGTCATCGAAGGGATCATAAGGATTGTCCACAGTTGTTAGCATTGCTCTCTTCATAACAGCTGTTAACCTCCTAATGATCTGTCTAGAGTGGAAAGCGAAACGCCAAGCTGCGCTGCAACTTCGGCTCTGGTGTATCCATCTTTAAGTAAGGTTTCGGCTCGACGAGCTTTGGTAGCTGTCATTAGAATCTTGTCCTTTGGTCTTGCCAATTCTCTTACTTGTTCTGGATTAGCATTGATCAGAAGCTTTTTCAAAAGGTTGTCACTAATTGCTCCAGCTTGAATGGCTTCCCATTCTTTAGCTGTGAAGACAACAGCATTCTTCTTAGCTCCAGTTCTATTCCTAGCCTCATTAAGCGCTTGTGATTTGATCTTCCGCTTTGTCTCGGGGAGCATGTCGGGTTGTTGATCAAGCTTTGCTTTATACACAGCAGCTGCAATGCGTTGAGCTCTACGCTCTAATGGAGCGTTGCGTTCAGCCAGGGCAACCTGGGCTTTCAATGATTCTACTTCTTTACTGTAAACTTTCTTGGCAGACTGCTGTTGTTCTAGGCGGGGGGTATTAATTTCAGCAAGTCTTGCCTTGTTAGCCAGAGACTTCAAGTTGTTAGAGTAGTCTCCGTAGATTCGCTCAATCTTTTGCCCTGAAGACAAGGTGTTGGCATCATCAGTAACCGCAAGCTTATACGTTTTAGTTTGCTTTGGTTTTCCATCTCTACCAACTCTTCCTGTTGGAACGTTGATTACCTGGCCTGTAGACTTATCTACAGCGCCGCCTTCACTCGCCCTTCTTGGCCGGAACTCATTAACATACTCGGGACTTCTAGCTCTAGAGATGAGGGTTGATACACCACCCTTACCAGTCTCAGGGTTAGTTTGATACTTAGACTCAAGGGCTTTAATGGCGTTTCTTTCATAAGATAGTTTGTAATTAAGCTTATGCTTTTCGGCATCAATAACAACCATAGAATGTTTTACTGCCCTGACTAACTCCTCGTCGCTTGCCCCTTTGATTGTCATGTCGGTGATAAGATTAGAAATCTTACCCATCTCTTTGCCAGTTAATGACTTAGACATGTACTTCATACCTGGATACTCAGGGTATTCGGCGTGCGGATCAAAATTCTTAAGACCCTCTAATGGCTTACGAGAGACAATTCTTTTGCTGTTGTTTGGGATCACCAATACAGTATCGCCGTCAAAATCAGCGCCTGACAACCGTTGTGCTACATTAGGATGAATACCAACAGCATCTTTAGATTTTGATGTAACAACGCTTTTGCCTTCTCGATTGTTATTGTTTACAACAAGCTCTGGAATCTCAAAGGTTCCAGCATGAGGGTAACGAATAAGCACAACCTTTTCGCCGTTGGCGTAGTTTGGAGCATAAACTTCGTTTTCTTTCAAAGACTTTAGCGGTAGGATCACATGGTAAGCCTGCCTTGGTAAGGCTGCTGCCCTTAGATCTACTGCTGCTTTGTCTGTAGTTTCAGCAAACTCTTTCAACAGCTGGCGTTTTACAGTAGGGTTGGTAAGCTTCATAATGTCGTTGAAGTCATTAAGACGCTTTTCGTAGTCCATGTCAAGCTGTTCTTTAGCTAGCTTTGGCGTTTGCTTTGATAGGACCTGTGATGAGATGGCTTTTCTCCAAGTGCCCCAACCACCCTCTTCATTCACAATGTTCATTACAGAGGTTAGCTTCTGAACTCGATTATTGTCTCCGCCTTTTTCAACGGGAATACCATCGAAGTCCGTTCCAATTTGCCTGCTAATAACCGCGCCAAAGGGATTATCTTTATCAAGCTTACCGGTTAACTCGTCCACTTTAAGAGGTTTTAAAGCGTCTAGTTTATTGCCGGTGTTAGTCTTGTTGGTATTAAACACAACGTCTACGCCATCAGGAAGGTCGTTACGATAAATGGCCATACCTTTAATGTAGTGTGTCTCTCCAACCTTAACCCTGACCTGTGCATACTGCGACCCACCAAGAGACACATCTTTTACACCTGGCCTCACGAACAAAACACCGTCCGCTTCTCCGCCGCCATCTTCTTTATATCGAATAGCAACGCGTTTTAGATCCAAAGACAAAGGCTCAACAATACCGAGACGAGTCTTACCTGTTGGGTCAATGTGTTCATTTGGGTATCGGATCTTATCTAGGTTTGCATAGACGTCTTTTTTTGTAATACTAGATTTTGCCAAGACTTTGGTGTATGTGTCTTTCCCAGTGCCAAGCTGTCGAACCTTAATATCAGAATACACTTGATACCCTTGAGCTTTAACTAGCTCAATTGCTGTGTCTAGGCGAGTTCGACTAATGTTCATATGGCGCTCACAGCCAACGCCAACATCTACAAAATCATACTTATCCACTTGTGTTTTTAAAGAAGACACCGCAGTTTCAAGTACATCTTTGTTTCTGGCATCAGTGTCTTTCAAATAGTTTGCAATGGTTCCAGGCGAAAGTCCTGTTTGCTCAGACATGGCTTTAATGCTCATCTGCTTCTTGTCTCGCATGTTTCGAAGCTGAGTCTGATCCGCAGCTTTTTGTTCTGCTCTAGAGTTTGTTACAGCAGCACGAAGCTCAAGAATTGACATACCAAAGCCTTCAGCAATTTGCTTTTGAGTAAGGCCCTGCTTTTCTAGGTTCAATTTAAAATCAAGAAAGTCCCTGTGACTCTTTGTTACGTACTTATCGTCTCCGCTGCCCCAAGGGTATCTTCCGGACTTTCTTAGAACGCCATAATGTGCAAGATATTCATCTTCGGTCAAAATCATCAAATACCCCTTTCACTCTAAAAATTGTCGGAGTCACGCATATCTTGAATTTGTTTGTCGAAATCGACAATAATATCCATGATACTAGATATTGTTTCTGGTTCTGGAATATAGATTCTAATCTCGTCACCCTGATAGATTCGCAACTCAATGTTAATTTCATGGGGCGGTATGTCGTATTCCAAACAAAATATGGCGGCATAAACTTCTAACTGTTTTTCTTTTGTTGGAGTAATGCCGGTTTTTAAATCGTGAATTCTTAATTTGTTTCTTCTGAAAGATATAGTATCTGCGTGACCAAAGCAATTTTCAGAGTAAAACAGCGGTTGCTCACATGTCATCCGGTAATTGATTGCGTCGTTGACATAAGTAGAAAGCGCCTGGTTTGTTTTCGAAAGCTTTACACCTAAACGAATTGCTTCGTGTGCAAGATTGTGCAAGTCTGTGCCACGCTTAGCGGCTTGCGCTGCAACATAGCGAGCCTCTAACTTTTGATCGGTATAGTTTACCCAACTGTAATTACTCGGGCTCAAAAAGGCGTGCTTGTCGCGCAACTCCAAATGCCGATTGAAGAGCACTTAGAACTTCCTCCTCGTTTTCTGGAAAAATAAAGGCTGCGAAAGACATACTGTCAAACATCTCGACATAGTACCTTTGATTTGGCTGAATGTGCTCATCAGCAGAACGCTTAACCTCAAGCATAGCCCAATTATCTTCATAGAGAACCAGAAGATCTGGAACGCCTTGTACAAACGTCGGATCATTTTTAATAACGACGCTTCCGGGTAGAAGATCATTGATCTTTTGAATGAGCTTATATTGATACTGGCTCTCTCGCATTCTCCTCCAATCAAAAAATCTAAAGAGATGCCCAAAATAGGGCGTTTCTCCTCATTATAACCCATGTTAAAATCACTATAGTATACGACAGAATTGTCAGAGTAGTTCATAACTTGAGCCGGTTGGGAAGATGCGGTCTCCGGTGGAAGCCGATCTGACCACGTCTTCGAAGAGAAGCCCTTCTTTAACCCCACACTCCAAGATAGAACCGTATACGATATTGTCTTCAACATTAAGCACCTCTCTTGTATAGAAATATTCTGGATACATAGACTTGAATTGACGATTGTATTTTTGTGCAAACCAAGCTGGTCGCCAAGCTAGATTATCTGCTGAAATATGGTTTTTGTTGTTGTCAAGAACTATAACTGTATCACAATTCAATGATGCTTCAGCTCCACCATCAATATACGGCTTTGGCACGAAAGCCTCTGCAACTAGTACTCGAATACTTCTTGTAATCCTAGATGTTCCGTTTACCATTGTTACTTTCAGATCACCTTGCAGGGTTTTACTTGTAGCCATGACTTTATTAGTTCGTTCATTGAAGACGTTGCCATAGTTACTTATCATGTATTTCGGATATCCTTGAATACTTTGCCACACCTCATGCATTTTCCTATCCTTTCGTTCGCCCGTCAAATTTGAGAAAAACAACCAAAAAAGACTTTTATATATTTATACCTTTATACGATATACCTACCACCCACTCAGTCGTATAAGGTTAAAAATATATAGAGTTTTTTTTGACCCAAAATTAGTAAAATTTGACGACGACTCAAAACAAGCCGTTTCCCTTGAAATTTAGAGGTTTTTGGCTTTTTTTCACCGTCCTGAGCCGTCGTCAAATCTGAAAGTTTTTTCAAATATCTAACAAACATCTCTGGTCATTTCTAGCAATTCGCTCATTTCAGAGACGAATTTTCGCTCGTTAAAGCTCTTTTTTTCACTCAAACTACCCTTAATTGCTCGATCTATCACCGAATTTGACGTGAGAATATAGTAGTACAAAGAGGTGTAAGGTGTGTTCAAACGGTCAATTCTACCCTGAGCCTGTTCAAAATTCTTGTATGAATAAGTCATAGAGTACATCGCCATAGCATTTGTAGATGTACAATTCCACCCTTCAGCCCCAGACGTGTACTGTACTAAATACACCCATTTTGGTGTGTCTGGAATTGATTCTTTCTTATGCCCATTCCATTCAGCAACATGAAAATCTTCAGAAAGCGTCCTGAGAATTTCAAGCTCGTAATTAAACGTATAAAATACAATCAATCGATCATGACATGTCAAGAGCTTGCGAATCATTGCCAGTCTTGACGGGTCGCTATTGACAACTCTACGCATAAGCCTGAATAACTCAGCAACGTCTTTCACTGGACAATCTTCGTAGATGTTCCAGCGATCTTTGAAAACGATATCAAACGTTACATGGTCATACTCAACGTCAATGTAGTTGAGCATCCGCTCAGTGTGTTTTTGATACGGCATTTCTACAAGAACGTCGTTCCTCAGAATTTCAAGTTTTTGTTCGTTCAAATATCCACGAACTTTTGGGTACCTTGAAAAAGGTTCATACAGAACGTGTTTTGTCTTGAAGTCTGTTATGTTTTTGTAAAAACCGTTTGCAATGAACACCGGAGCATAGTCCAACCAAGTGTCTCCAGGCGTGGCACTTAGAAGAACCCATCGATTGCTCTTGGCGATCTTGATGAAGCTCTTAACCCAGGCGCCCGTACCAACCAGTCGTTGCTCATCAAAAATGAAGAACCAGTCAGTCAAGTGCTCCCACTTTTTGATGTTGTTCCAAGAGTCAACAACAAGCGCGCCACAAGACGTAGAGTTTTGATCTACACTGATTCCAAACTTTGCAGCTTCGCTTTCCCAGTCAAGACTGTCACGCTTCTTTGCTGTTGTTATTACACAAATGTTTTTTGGGGATTCTTTTTCCACATAATACGCAAGAATGGTTGCAGATTTACCCGCTCCAACTCCGCCCCATAGAATTTTCCCGTTGGAGATATTACGTATTGCTTTTTCTTGATGCGGCATCAGTTCAATCATGTTCCTCCTTATACGACGATGCAAAAAAGAAGATGCCATGTACTTACTGAGTACATAACATCTTCCTTTGATGATACTACTGCATCATCATGCGTCGGCGATCGACTTCCTTCTCCCAGGTACGGGCCTTCTGCGCTTCCGTGACCGCCTGCAGCACCTTCGCAGCAGCTGTTGCTGCGACGGCACCTACGGCGACCACGGCCAGCGGGTTCTCTTCCCATGCCTGCTTGATCGTGTCCTTTGCCTTCTTCATGATTTCCTCCAGTTAGTTGGTCTCATTATAATACATGTAAATTCTGCGACAAAAAAGAGAAGCCATGTAGACTTCTCTTCTTGAGCCGTTTAGGACTCGATGATGACGTTGGTCACGTTCTTGCCGTGGGTCATCGCGAACACGCTGGCCACCGCGACCAAGACAGCCAGAACCCTACGTTGGTTCCTCTGCTTGCGTCGCTCAGCCTCGCGCTGGCGATTTGCCTCGACAAGGTCCATGAATCGATTGTACATCATTAGCCTCCTTTTGTCGTCTCATTATAAGCCATGTAAAATATAAGACAAAAGAAGAAGGCTTTTCAGCCTTCTTCCTCGTAAAAGAGGTCATCAAGTTCATACTCGACTACGGAATCAATAAGTTGTGAGGTATTCCCAATAACGTCTTTGACCCAAAGAAGCTCTTGCAAAGACCTGATCCGGTCTTTTAGAATCTCTGAAGCGTCAAAGAGTAGTTGGGACAGTTCCTCAAAAACCTCTTCGAGTTCGTTGTCCATAATTACTCCTTAATGTCATCTCATCATAAGCCATGTAAAATATGAGACAAAAAAGGAAAGCCCCTTTGAAGGGGGCCGTCCTTTTCAACCCCTGGCAGGTCCGATACGCATGATATCGATGTCCCGATCTTCGGTCCCGATCAAGACGTACATGCCTGGCTCAGACAACTCTCCGGTGGAGATGGCCTGCTCAACCCTCGAAGATGCTTCGGGGTTTTCGGCGTTCCACGCCCACGTAGGACTGTCGTCGTTGCCAACTTCTGTTACGTCGATGATGTAGGACTTCTGATACGCGATCACTCCTAGCATGATTTCCTCCTGTTGTTGGTCTCATTATAATGCATGTAAAATATAAGACAAAAAAGAGTATGCTATGTAATGTTTACATAGCAACTCTTTTGAGTGCTCTCTCCTTCTAGAGCAAACGGTTCTTGGGGTTCTCCAGCATGAGGGGGGTCTGCTTCTCGCGAGCCTTCTGTTCCAGCCTGTCCGCAACCTTGGTGTAGATCTTGTACCCTGAGTACGCCCCGATGGCGCTCAAGGACACGATCCCCACGAGTGCGAGCTTGGCCAGGAAGTCCTGCTCTTCTTGAGTCAGTTCCTTGCTTTCCGATTCCATTTGTCGTTCCTTTCGATTAGAAATACGTCTCATTATAATGGATGTAAAATTTGAGACAAAAAAGGGTAGGCTATGTATTGTTTACATAGCGGTTCCCTTTCATGACCTTACAAGTACTGTCCTTGCCTCCTCAGGTTCTCGGCCTTCATGTCTTCGTATCGCTGCAGGATCACCTGGTTCATCGGGTCGTCGAGATCCAGAGTCATGATC